TCACAGAAAGGGGTCTTGAGATGACCGAAACAGAACGGATCACGAACGAAGTGATGGACCGGAGCAATATCCCGTCCCGCGAGCAGGTTGAACTCGATAAAGCGTGGGCAGCAACAGGATATGAGGAGTTGGGCATAGGCTTTGACCATACCGGCCAGTACCACTATCCACACGCCAACGTCCTCGGCGAAGGCCCGAACGTAATCCTACTGCCGAGACGTTTTGGCGTCTTTATCGGCATCCGTAACGCGCTGGCTTTTGAGGTCCTGGCAGGACTCGTAATCTGGGGCCTGTGGGAACTTCATTACCCGGCTATGGTCCTGATCCATGCGGTCATGAGCCATGCACATTAACCTGAGGGACGCTTACCTATGCGTCGATTGTGATGCGATTGGCGACTCTCCAGAGCAGTGCCCAGCCTGTGCGAGCCGGTTGGGCATCCTGCCGCTGATTACCATCCTTAACAGGACTCAAAAGGAGGAACATTGTACGCAACCAACAGACAAGCCGAAGCGGAGGCTATTGTCAGGATTCTGCAAGAAGACAGGAGCCGTGAAAATGGCGATGGCGACTGTTCATTGTGCGGAGGGTTCGAGGATCACGATGAGTCCTGCCCCTTCCGCCTTTCAGACGAGTTCATCGCCAAGTACGGAACTCACCCACCAGAGGAGCCGAAAGCCCTTCCGCAGAGAAACCCAGAGCGCGGAGGCTATCCAGCCATATGACGCTCCCCGAGATGATCGACGAGGTCTACGAGAAGACCCATGTACCGATGATTGAGGTCCTGAACTTGATCAAGGACAACTGGCCGGGACACGATACCTTCACTCCAACCCAATGCAACCTGCTCGTAAGCCTGATCGGCAGGAAGAAACAGGAGATGCAATCTTGACCACCATCTACAGTGAACTGCTTGCGGTCGCCGGCACAGAGTTTCTACCTCAGGCCGATGGCGAACCTGACGGCCACTACCTGCGGCGCCTTGTGCTGGCCGTGTCCAAGGCATCAGATAGCGACTGGGAACGCCTGAGCAAGGAAGCACAGGACTGGTACAACGCCCAGGCCAAGCGCGTCAAGGCGCATCAGGACCCGGAAGAGTGCCCAGGGTTCATCTCGCCCATCGTCGATGCCGTTATTGATGCTGGATGGCCGACCGGTCCTGAACTCCCCAAGGCGTCATCCAATGACGTTGCGCATCAGGACTCACAAGCGACTGTCGTGCAAGAGTTCGATACGGTTATCAAGGACGCATTCAATCCCTATGCCTCCGAGCCTAAGCACACCGCAACCGATGCCGTCCGCGCTGTTGTCATGCAGCATCAGGACTGGAACCAGTCGCAGATCGCCGCAGAACTGGAAGCCAAGGGACAGACTGTGAGACTCGGCACCATCGCCACGGTACGCAGCATGACCCTGGCGACCATCGCTGTAGCCAAGGGGCTGGGAAAGTGGGTGGAGTGAGCATCCCACGTCTACCGGGCCGTATGCGCTTTGCACGCGGCCCTCGTCACGTCTTGCGAGTCCTGAAGTGGATGGGACGCATGAGTAGGGCACTCAACAAACAGAAAGCGAGGTCGAAGTGAAAACAGTCATTGTTTACACAGATGGAACAGTATCAGATGCCGACCATATTCGGGTCCACAAGAAAGATGGCGGCGAGATCGTAGAAGACTTCAGGACTCATGTTTTCAACTGCGCAAAGTGCCGCGAAGTGATTGGGGCACTGCAACTCAAAGAAGATACCGAGGTAGTTTCGATATGAGCAAACCATCATCGCCAATCAAGAAACTCACCATCAAGATGTTTGCACCCAGCAACAGGACCCACAAGACCGTCATCCTGGCAGCCGGCAAAGGTAAGGTGTTCAAGCCCGGCGGCGAGTTCGATGTCCTGGCCAATGTGGCCGACTCGCTGGAAACGCAGTTCCCCAACGACGAATTCCGCATGGTCCAGGTTGGCCCGGCGGCGTTCAACTTCGTATGGGAGCGCAAGAAGACGCTCGAAGAGGTAGCCGATAGGATGATGATCGGCGGGATGCACCTGGGCGAAGTGGCAACAGTGGAAGTGGGATCAGGACTCGCGTAGAATCTCGTTAGACCGGTGGTACCGGCGACCTCCTTGGAACACATAGTCCTCCTGCCCGGCATCCTGCGAAGATGTCGGGCTCTTTTTGTCCTGAAGAGCTTATCTGTCCTGCTGTGGTAATATCTCAATCGACGGGTACAGAAACAATCTGGCTCGGACGTGACGGCTTATCAAAGCTCAATCGTCCGGGCCTTTTTGCGTTTACAGGAGACAGATGAACGATTTCAGCGTATTTCTCCCGATTGAAAAGGTGGACGCGCAGAGCGGGATGGTCTGGGGCTATGCCTCAACGCCATCAAAGGACCTGCAAGGGGAGATTGTTCCGCTGGACGCCATCAAGGCCGCCCTCCCCGACTACATGAAGTGGGCGAACATCAGGACCATGCACACCAACAATGCCGTTGGCGTGACCAAAGAGGCCCACATCGACGCCAAAGGGCTCTACATCGGGGCCAAGATCGTTGATCCCGCCGCATGGAAACTGTGCAAGGAAGGCGTCTACAAGGGCTTCAGTATCGGCGGTTCCAAGCTGGAGAAGGTTGGCGATGTGGTCAAGGCGCTTTCCTTGCGAGAGATCAGCCTCGTTGACCGGCCGGCGAACTCCGATTGCCGCATCGACGTATGCAAGATTGCCGGTGGACTCGCCTTTGGAGGGTCGATGGAGAATCAAACCAGTAACGAGACTTTGATGGAAAAGGCGCTTGACACGTTCCGGACGATTCTCGGAATGGGGAAGATTGCCCTTCCTGACCTTGCCAAAGCCGCACAGGACCCGAATCCGAGTCCTGTTGAGTCCGACGAACTGACCGCCGATGAGATGGCCACTCTGACCGCCAAGTTTGCGGACGGCGTTGACCTTGAGAAGCGGGAGTTCAGCGAAAAGGAACGCAAGCACCTCGGCAGCACGGGGGTTGCGCTCCCGGACGGTTCTTTCCCCATCCAGACCGTGAAGGATCTTGAGAATGCAATCCAAGCACATGGCCGCGCATCGGACCCCGAGAAAGCCAAGTCTCACATCGTCGCACGCGCGAAAGCGCTGAACGTAACCCACCTTCTGCCGACCGACTGGCCGGGCAGCACCAAGAAAAAGGAGAGCACCATCATGGATACTGACCTCCAGAAGCGCTTCACGGCAGGAAAAAAGGCGGCCATCAAGAAGGCCGATGACCACATCAAGAAGGCATCGGCCTCCCACGGCAAAGCGGTCGATGAGCTTGAAGCCCTTCACAAGTGCATGGGTAAAGCGGCCGACGGCGGCGATGAGTTCAAGAAGCACCTCACGGCGCTTTCAGGACACATGAACGACATTGCCGACCATCACGAACTGGCTCACGCTGCGCTCGGCAAGGCCATGACTGGCTGGGATGGCGAGAAGGCGGAAACTGACTCGGGCGAAAAGCCTGATTCAGAGAACGTCGAAGAGCTTTCCACGCGGCGCATGACTGAAGGCGAAGTTGAGGGCAACACCTTCCGCGGCGCTGGCGACTCGCCCTATTCGGCGGCTGCGATTGCGACGATGGTCAAGGCTGCTGTGGCCGAAGCTACCGCCCCACTGATTGCCGACAACGCTTTCCTGAAGGGGAAGATGTCTGTGATTGAGAATCAGCCCTCTGCTGGCCGCCGCCCGAAACTGTTCGTTGCCAGTTCTACCGGGGATGTGTTCCCGGCCAGCGACGGCAAGGCTGACTTCAATCGGATGATCAACAAATCGCTCTCCGAGGCCGACCCGAACGACCAGCGCAGCTCTGAGCAGGCAACTGCCCGCGCTTTCGGTCTGATGTGCACCCCTGGCAGCGGGTTTGCGAAGTCGATCAACGACCCCAACTTCAAGATTGACCTGGGCGGAAACTAGACCGGTCAGCGCAGTTCACAGCGGTTCCAGTTTTTAGTCAACAACTCGGCACTAGGAGAATCTGAGATGAATGATTTTGAGAAGTTCCTGCAAAGCGACACTTTCAAGCAGGCCATTGACGAGCGTGTTGGCACTCTCGCAAAGGCCGACACTGTTGACCAGAACACGGGGCTGGTGTGGTACGACCTGAGCCGCATCGTTCAGGAAATGCACCCGTTCAAGCAGCTGATTCCGCTGATCTCCAGCCTCCCCCGCGTCCCCGCCGATGGCGGCACGGCGCACCGTTGGAAGAGGGTCACCGGCATCAACGTCAACAATGTCTCCATCGGCGTCCCTGAGGGCGAGCGTGCGGCCGCTTCCGCCATCACGGTTCAGGACCAACTGGCGAGCTACAAGACGATGGGACTCGAAGGTTCCGTGTCCTGGGAAGCCCGTCTGGCCGCTCTCAACCTCAAGCCCGATGCTCAAGGCGTGACGATTCAGGCCACGCTGCAAGGTGTCATGGTGGGCGAAGAGCAGACACTCATCGGCGGCAACGCCTCCACCCCGCTGGGTATCACTCCCACGCCCACCTTGACCGCCGCCGGCACTACTTCGTCGCTTTCCAACGTTCCCTACTACCTCGTATGCGTTGCCCTCAGTCATGCGGGATGGCGCACTGGCAGCATGGCGAACGGCATCCCCGGTCAGGTCACGTTGACCAGCACCACAGGAACCATCACCAACGTGGGCGGCGGATCGGCTCAGCCTTCAGCGCAGGCCACCATCACCCCGACGGCCGGCCAGATCATCACCGCCACCGTTATCCCTGTGGTCAACGCCGTAGCCTACGCGTGGTACTTCGGGACCACGACCGGCGCGGCCCGGCTCCAGGGCATTACCACCACGAACCAGGCGAAGTTCAGTTCGGTCCCGTCCACTGTCAATCAACTGATCACCGCTCTCCAGGTCAACGGCGCGTATCAGGACAACTCGACCAACACCCTGCTGCCCGATGGCATTCTCAGCCAGATCAACGGCTCCGTGTCCGGTTCCGCTCCTGGCACCGCCATGGCAACCAACCCGAACCTGCCCGTTGTGGCCAGCGGTACTCTCGGATATGCGGGCTCCGGCGCGCTGATCTTCCAAGGCGCCAGCGGCAATGCGGGCCTGACGATTGCCGGTACCAGCATCGTCGAGTTCGACGCCGTCTTCCAGGCGGCCTACGACCAGTACAAGATTGGCTTTGACCGGATTCTCGTCAGCTCCACCGACCTGAACTCGAACATCGCTCAGTTCTTGAACACGGCCAGCACCAACAACAGCCTCCGCATGGTGTTTGAGGCGGACTCGGGCAGCGGCTCTCAGATCGTTGCCGGGCGCGCGGTCAACGCCTACAAGAACAAGATCTACGGCAACACGCTGCCGATCGAAACTCACCCCAACCTGCCCCCGGGCACGATTCTGTTCTGGTCTGATCGCTCTCCGTACCCGCTGAGCGGCGTGGCCAACATCCTCGAAGCGCGTGTCCGTCAGGACTATGTGCAAGTGTCCTGGCCTCTGCGCACCCGGCGCAATGAATACGGCGTGTATGTCGATGAGACGTTCGCTCTGTACTTCGCCCCGGCCTTCGCCATCCTGACCAACATCAACCAGCCGACTGGAACCCAGACGTTCTAACCTACGGATGGATTTACAATAAGGCAGGCGGCGGCAACCAAACGCCTCCTGCCTTATTTTTTGGAGGGGATGAAATGGTAAGATTGCAGTGTCCTGAAGGCAATTCGCAGGTTTCTGTCGATGGCAGGAACTACCAAGCAGACGATACCGGGTTCGTGACCGTGCAAGAGGAGAGTGTCCCGAAGTTGCAGGCCATCGGCTTCACGATTTCGCCGGTAAGCATGACGGTGAGCCAAGAGGACTTTGACGCCATCGCCGCGAACGCAAAGGATTTGAACTTGCCGGTTCCGGGCGAAGTCAAGGTTGCCGGCAAGCAGAGCGCGCGCATCAAAGTGGAGTAACGCAGATGCCTCATGCGGTTGATTTGACGACATTGACGGACCTGAAGAACTACATAAGCCCCGCTTTGGGCCAAACAACCGCATCAGACTCAGCCCTGACAAAGATCATCACTGCGGTATCAGACGGCATCAACCGCTACGTGTCGCGCACCCTGGCCGTGGGCACCTTCGCCGAGGTTCGGAACGGGAATGGACGGCGCTCAATGCGCGCGCTGATCTATCCGGTCCTGAACGTCTCGTCTGTCGTACTGGCAGGATTCTACGGGGAAACAGGACACGTAATCCTCCCGTCTACGAACGGCTCAGCATCTCACCTGTCATGGGACAACTGGTTCATCAACCTACGCGACAATGTTTTCTGGGAAGGTCGTCAGAACATCACTTTGAACTACTCTGGTGGGTTCATGACACCGGGGCAGCTTGGGGTCCTGACCTTGCCGGGATGGATGGCGGCCGCAGTCACCCTGGCCAACGCGCAGATTCAGGTAGGCGGCTTCTATTATGAGTCTGTCAACTCAGGAACGACGGGTGATACACCTCCGGGAACATGGCTCCAGACGCGCAACTCGCTCACGAACGACAATGGCATCTTCTGGCGGTGCGAGGGCGCGATTCCGGTCCTGCCAAGCAATGCAAGCATGGTGCCTGACGATTATCAAATGGCCTGTTTGCAGCAATCGGCGCTGCTGTTCAAGAACAGGACCCGCGTAGGCGATACAGGATCCGGCGTCGGTCCTGACCGGATCAACTACTTCCTGAAGGATGCGCATCCGTCCACCATCTCGCTGTTGACCCCACACAAAGAAGTCTTTCCCATCGACGGCATGGGTGTCGTCTAACCACCAAAAGGAGAAACAAAAAATGTCAAATCTCAACATCATCAGCACGTCGCCCAACACTGCGGCCGCCCAGCAGACAGACCTCGTCAACGCTCTTGTGACGGCGGTCCAGGCTGTGCCCGTAACTCCTCCGGT